AGAGATGAGGAAATTGGAACATGAAGAATCGTATATTTATATGTAAATATATATTATGAGATACAAAAACAATGTTTTAGACAAATTAGTTACGGTAGATACTGCTGTTAATCGTATTCAACTTCAAGTGAATAGAAATATAAGTCAAAATGAAATTCAAGATTCTATTGATGCATTAAAAGAATCACTTGAAAGTATTAGAGAAATAATTTCGGTTGAACCGGATGATTTTGAACAACAATTTAGAGGATAATTATGGAAATATTGTTATGGGTAATTTTGATCCATGTTATAGAATTAGTTCTAATAGCGGGGTATTTATTGATTAATAAGAATAATAAACTTGAAAAAGCATTAGTTAATCAACAACAATATATAGATGCTATTAGTATCATTATTGAAGATTCAAATAATACTATTCAAGAACTAGATAATAGAGGTGCATTTGAAGCGGATGATGAAGTAGGTACATTCTTTAAAAATATAAAAGAAATACAAACTGTATTAAATCAATTCAATACTAAAAACTAATTTGGTTACGTTATTTTCTGTTATTATATTGTCTATTAAACAATAAATAATATGTCACATTACGAAGAAGACGTAAATGTATTTCTAGATAACGAATTTAGTGAAGTAGCCTTAAATAAACGTGGACAACCTCGTCGACGTAAACCTAAAGAACCTCGCATTTATTTTACTGAGGATACCGATAATGCTATTATCGAATATCTAGCCTCATCAGATCAAATATTCCGTAATCAGATTTATAGGGAGCGTATTGAATATGCTTTTTATAAACTAGCGGAAAATATCATTCATACATTCAAGTTTTACTATACTGATTCAGATACCATAGAGGAACTAAAACATGAAGTAGTAACATTTTTACTTGAGAAACTCCACTTATACGACCAATCTAAAGGTAAAGCATTTTCCTATTTTGGTACTATCGCTAAACGATATTTAATCGTCTATAATAATAACAACTATAAGAAACTCCAGGAACATGCTACCGTTGAAGAAATAGATGAAGATAAAGTCATATTATATGATACTATTAGAACGGCTGAGGAGAAAGAGGATCCTAATAATTTTATAGACCAATATATTCGGTACGTAGATAAATATCTTTATCAGTTATTTCCTAAAATTAATGATGCTAAAACGGCTGATGCTATTATGGAATTATTTCGTAAACGTGAAACGTTAGAAATATTTAATAAAAAAGCGTTATATATATACATTCGTGAAATAACGGATACTACTACTCCCCAAATTACTAAAGTAACTAAAAAATTAGATACATTACGTACCAAACTATATAATGAATATTACCATTACGGATATATAAAAAATTAAGTACGTATATTTATTAATAAACGCAATATGGCTAATTTTGATGACGTAACCTTATTTGGTAATACGTCTTTATCTGATATATTTAAACAGATACACCGAAACAATAAAGATACTGATAAGCAGATTAATGAATTAATTGATGCTTTAAAACCTCTTGCATCATCTAACGCTGGCTCTGCGGTAATGTTAATGCCAACTGTCAAAGATTTAATCGATGTTAATGTAAGAAATAACGACCAGCTAATTAAAATGGCAGGTATTGCTCAACGGGCATCTTCTAATACTAATACTGGGATAGAATCCTTTTTTAATCCTGATGAAATACAATTATTATTAGATGAACAACGTGCCGTACAGATTGAAGGTAATAAATTATTAGAACAAACAGAAATTATCCAACATAAAATAGAAAATAAATGAGGATAAGGGAAAATTTAGGTAGTTTGGTAGCGGCATCTAGTCGTACTACCCCATCACCCGTTATTAAACCTCAAATAGGTAAGGTATATGGTGTAATTACTACTGAAAATACTCCTACAAAAGATTTATTTGATAAAAGTGGTGGATGGGGAGGAGTTGGAACTATATTTTACTTAGACTATGATCAAGCTAAAGATATAGATACTGCTGATTTAACTAAATGTAAAATTGCTAAACCATTTCATGCTAGTAATCAGAATTATCCTTTAATAGGAGAATTAGTACACTTAATAGATTCACCGGCTCCTACTTCTCAAACTAACAATACTTCAATCCAGAAATATTATACTGGTACCATTAATATATGGAATAATAATCAACAAAATTCCCCATCAGCTGGAGATTTAGGTAAAACATTCTCAGAAAAATCAGATATTAGAAATTTATTATCATTTGAAGGAGATAGAATATATCAAGGTAGAAAAGGTAATGGAATTAGATTTGGTAGTACAGTTACAAAATATTCAGATATAAGTGAGTGGAGTAAATTTGGTAATAATGGAGATCCAATAACTATATTAGTTAATGGATATGTAACTACAAATACCGGTTCTTTATATCCTAATATTGAGGAAATAAATAAAGAATTATCTTCTATTTATCTTACTTCAACACAAAAAATACCTTTACTACCAAGTAAAAATGATATATTAAATCCAATAACAAAACCATTATTATCTAATAGCTATTTATTTTCTCAAGCTATTATAAATAGTGATAGAGTTACTTTAAATTCTAAAAAAGACGAGGTAATGATATTTGCTAAAACAAATGTTGAAGTAAATACTAAAAACTCAATAAATCTAAATGCTGATGGGTGGGTTCACATTAATGCCCCTAAAATAATATTAGGACCAGCTCAACCATTAGTGGAAGGGGGGACAATATATCAATTTCCTGAGCAACCAATGTTATTAGGAGGTCTTACACAAGAAGTATTAATAGATTTATTACTTGAACTAAGTAAATTAGCAGCATCTTTAACATCAGCTATATCAGCACCTCCTGGCGCTCCATTAGTAGATATTAATGCGGCTGGGGCTTCACTTAGTGAAAAATTAAATGAAATAATCCCTAAAGTAAAGGATATAACTTCCAAAATAAATTATCTTTCTTAATGGCTAGTATTAATAATATAAATGATCCTTTTGCTGCTCAAAAAGCATTAAAAATACAGACTGATGCAAAATTATCTTTAGCTGGGTTAGAGAATAAAGCTAATGCTGCTGCTGCTCAAAAAGAAATAATTAAAAAAATTTCAAAAGCATTAGTCCCAATAATGGGATATTTAATAGGGAAAGGAATAATAGCATTAGTTGTTAATAATAAAAAATTAGAAAGATTAGTAAACCAAACTAATGCATATATAACTTTAGCTAATAAATCAAATAATCTAACCTATCTTACTAATGCAAAAGTTAAAAGAGCAGATGCTGTTAGAACATTAGAAAGAAGCGAAGCTAAATTAGTACAAATAAAGAAAATAGTAGATACTATACAGACTGTATTAACAATATTAACTATTATAATTTCCATATTAGAGGCTCTCCCTATAATACCTCCTCCAGTTAAAGACAGAATAGCAAAATATAAAGAAATAATTATACAATTAACTATAGTATTAGCAATAATTAGCCCTTTACTACAAAAAGAAATTAATTATTTAGAAAAACTAAAAGCTCAACTTAAACAAATAGGAGATATATTAGATAGTATAGTGGCTAATAGTTTAAATAAAGAACAAGTAGCTATATTATTAGCAAATGTAGGTAATAATACTGGATTTGAACAATATAAAGGATTTAATTTTGCTATTAAGGCTGAAGAAAATTTAGGCGCCCATCAAAAAATTGTTGCTGGAAAACTTAAACGTAAATTTGCAGTAGCAATTGATCGTGACGGTGTAGAAATATTACAAAGTGATTATTCATTCACATTAGATCCTAATGACTTAATAGAACAACTAAAATTAATAATAGATCAACGAAATTTACAAGCTTAAATATTTATTTACATGAACGTTACATTATTTAAAAAATTAATTAAAGACGCAGTAACCGAGGCTATTCACACTGAATTACCTGGTATTATTAATGAAGCCTTAGCTAAACAAAACAAACAACAGATTAGCGAAGGTAAAACATTTAATTTTAACAGCGGTAATATACCTGCTAATGGATTACCACAAGATGTTCGTAGTTCATTAATGGCACAAATGGGAGAATCATTTGGATACTCACAACCACAAGCTAATAAATTAACAGTAATAGATGCTGTAGATGAATCTACCGGAGAACGAGTAAATCCATACTTAGCTTTTATTAATGATGCGGCTAATAATATGAGTCATGCTGATAAAGCAGGACTAAGAAATTTAGACTAATATGCCAATACCACAAACTACCAGGGTTAATCCCTTAGACTTGCAAAAAAATATTGCAATAGGGGTATCGCTTCCTTTTAATGGTCCTTCGGGTCCATTTAATAAAACGTATAGTACTAAAGAACAAATTAAATCTAATTTAATTAATTTATTACTTACTAATAAGGGTGAACGAGTATTTAATCCTGAATTTGGGGCAGATATTAGAAGAGTATTATTTGAAGGTATAACAGAAGATACCTCAGCATTAATACAAAATTTAATTACTACTAATGTTAATTATTTTATCCCTGAGGTAAATGTAGTTGATGTAGTAGTAGAACCTAATGAAGATAATAATTCTTATAATATAATATTAAAATATAGTTTAGTTATATCAGGAACAGCGGATCAAATTACAGTACAATTTATATAAAATGGCAGATAATAAAGTATCATATTTAAATAAAACTTTTAGTGATTATAAAGATAGTCTTTTTAATTTTGCTAAAACATATTTCCCTAACACATATAACGACTTCTCAGATGCAAATCCGGGAGCTATGTTTATTGAAATGTCGTCATATATGGGTGATGTTACATCATTCTATACTGATACTCAAATTCAAGAAACATTTTTATTATATGCTAAGGAAAAAGAAAATTTATTAGCTTTATCTTATGCTTTAGGTTACCGTCCAAAAGTATCATATGCAGCTAACGTTGTAATAGACGCATATCAATTAATTCCATCATCTGGTAGTGTAAGTGTACCTAATCCTCAATATGCTTTAATTATACCTGAAAATACTGTTTTAACATCCGCTAGTACTGGTACTAAATTTTTAACTACTGATAAAGTAGATTTTACTGATACTACAGATACTGAAATAACATATGTAGATGCAAGTTTTTTTCTACTTAAAAAATCAGTTAAAGCTATATCTGCTGAAATTAAATCAATAACATTACCTTTTTCTACACCACAAAAATTTCAAGTAGCTAATATTAGTGATAGTAATATATTACAAATATTAGATGCAACGGATGCTAGTAGTAATAAATGGTATGAAGTACCGTATTTAGCTCAATCAACAATATTAAACACAGCAATAAATCCAACATCTGGAAGTGATGGCGTACCCTATCTAGTTAATTATAGTAGAGTACCTCGCCGTTATGTATCTAGATTTTTATCAGATAATACACTACAATTAGAATTTGGAGCTGGAATAGCTAATGCATCAGATTCAACAATATTACCATCCCCAGATAATATAGGTTTAGGATTAGTACCAGGTATATCTACTTTAACAAATAATTATAATAAAGCATCTGTATTTTTTACACAAGAATATGGTTTAGCTCCAAGTAGTAATATAACAGTACGTTATCTTGTAGGTGGTGGAATAACATCTAACGTTCCATCAAATGATTTAACTACTATTGATAAAACAACAGCAACATTTCCTAGTGGAGTAACAGGAGGATTAGCTGACCAAATTAAAGCTAGTATAGCTTCAACTAACCCATTACCAGCAACAGGTGGTAGAAATGGAGATGAAATTGAAGAAATGCGCAATAATACATTATATGCATATCAATCTCAATTACGTGCTGTAACTAGAGAAGATTATATTGTTAGAGCATTATCTTTACCTGCAGATTATGGTAGTATAGCTAAAGTGTATGTTACACAAGATGTAGCTCAAGAATTAATTCCTACATCAACAGTAGCAACTACTGAGATGCGTAATCCATTATCATTAGATATGTACATATTAGCGTTTGATGATAGTAAAAAATTAGTAACAGCTAATACTACATTAAAACAAAATTTAGCTACTTATATCAATCAATACAGAATGGTTACTGATGCCGTTAATATTAAAGATGCATTTTATATTAATATAGGTGTTAATTTTGATATTAAAGTACAAAGTGGATATAATAATAATGACGTAATTACTAGTTGTATAGTGGCATTAAAAAATTATTTTAATATTGATAATTGGACTATTAATCAACCAATTATATTATCTGATATAGCAAATATATTAAGTGGTAGTAATATTAAAGGAGTACAATCATTAATTAAACTTGAAATAGTAAATAAGCAAGGAGGAAATTATTCTCTATATGGATATGATATTTCTGGAGCTACTAGACAAGGTAATGTTTACCCATCATTAGATCCAAGTATATTTGAAGTTAGATATCCTGATATTGATATCTTAGGTCGTGTTGTTTCATCATAAAATAAAAAACCTAATATGAACCTAGACAAATTAAAAGGACACATCCCTGATAGTGTAATCGCTATGCTACCAGAAACAATTAAAAAATTTGAACTAAACACTTCATTACGTTTAGCACACTTTTTAGCCCAAGCTGGACATGAATCAGGTGGATTTAAAGCAGTAAATGAAAATTTAAACTACGGCGCTAAAGGTTTATTAGGCACCTTTGCAAAATACTTTACACCTGATACCGCTACTTTATATGAACGCAAGCCTGAAAAAATTGCAAATTTAGTATATGCTAGTAGAATGGGTAACGGAGATAAGGCATCAGGAGAAGGATATAAATTTCGTGGCCGTGGATATATTCAATTAACTGGTAAAGATAACTATAGTGCATTCGATAAAGTAGTAGAAGAAAATCTAATTGAACAACCAGATCTAGTTGCAACTAAATATCCATTACTGTCAGCTGCTTGGTTTTTTCATAAAAATAACTTACATAAAATTGCTGATGAGGGGGCTACAGATGCAGTAGTGACTAAGGTTACTAAACGCGTTAATGGTGGTACGATTGGTCTTGCTGATCG